CCTGAAAGAATGATAAGCTGGGATATCCAAAATGTAGATACATCACATATACAAACCGATACGGATTTCGAATTCAAAGTAGGTAACACATTGGAAATCAATATAGAAGAGACAGACTTTCTTTTTATAGATACCCTACACAATTACACACAACTAAAGGGAGAGCTGGAAAGACATCACACTAAAGTAAGGAAGTGGATTGGATTCCATGATACTACATCATTTGAATGGGGCGGTGAATCCTATGAAGGAAAGCCCGAAAAAGGAATATGGCCAGCTATAGAAGAATTTCTATCCGATAATCCTCAATGGAAGTTAGTAGAAAGATTCACCAACAACAATGGATTGACAATTATAGGTAGGAGCAATTCTTAGGTGGTCAGGCGGAGCAATAACTACAAAGATGATATGAAGTGTTAAAAGGGTATATATGTTTAAATAACACCAAATAACACATGGCATTCGAAAAAGGAAATAAGTTATCAAAAGGTAGACCGCCAGGTGCAGTTAACCGCTCGACAGAGATGATGAAGCTCTCATTAGCAAGAGCTACTAATAGGGTTATGGATAATCTACCATCCCTTATGGAACAAATGATGGAGAAAGACCCGGCTAAGGCTGTAGATTTAACTCTTAAGATGTTGGAGTTCCACCTACCTAAACAAAGTAGAATGGAATTAAAAGCTGATATAGAACAAAGGATACAACAAATTCAGGTTAATATAAACCAAACAGGCAGCAATGAATCTGGAAATTAATTCAACCATAACTTATACTAATCAGGATGGTTCACCAACTCGTGTTACGCATCACATTGGTGGAACTCGTTCAGGCAAAACCTACGCCCTACTACAATGGATTATTGTGAAGTGCTTGGAGAATAAAGAAGATGTTACGATAGTCCGTAAAACCATACCTTCGTTGAAAAGAACCGTGATTAAGGACTTTAAGGATATTATGGAATCTATGGGTATATGGAATGAGAATGATTTTAATCAGACAGATAGAGTATATACATTCTATACAGGCTCATCAATACAATTCGTATCAACTGATATGCCAGAAAAACTAAGAGGATTGAAATCATCCATACTTTGGCTAGAAGAAGCAAACGAAATAGATAGTGAATCGTATTTCCAATTACAAATCAGAACCACAGGCCCAATCATATTATCATACAATCCAACGATTAGCCCGATGCACTTTATTAGAGAGATGCAAGATTGCACTCGCTACTTTACAACATATAAGAATAATCCATATTTGGAAAGAACTGTTGTTAAGGCTATTGAAGAACTACAAAGAACAAATCCGAAAGCTTGGAAGGTATATGGATTAGGAGAGTATGTAAGTAATGAGAAAGCTATATTCACATTTAACTCAGTAGAGTGGATACCAAACGAATCAGAGTTTGTTGCTTATGGATTGGATTATGGATATTCAAATGACCCATCAGCTTTAGTATCAGTATGGAAACACAATGGAGAGATATTCCTATTAGAGCATTTCTATGAGAAAGGATTAACCACATCGGATTTAGATAAAAAACTAAAAGAGATAGTGCAAGGAAGAGAAGAGATATGGGCAGATTCATCAGAGCCACGCCTCAATGATGAGTTATACAAATTGGGTTATAACGTTAAGCCGGTAGTTAAAGGTAAAGATAGTATCAACTTTGGTATTCAGGTTATGAACAACTATAAGATTAACATACCTAAAGCTTGTCAGAACCTAACGAATGAGTTTTACTCATACGAATGGGATACTGATAGATTTGGAAAGCAATTAGACAAGCCTGTGGATTATATGAACCACGCAATAGATGCTACCCGCTACGTCTTTATGATGAAGTTAAGTAATGTAGCTACAGCTAAAGGTAAATACGTTATTTCAATTAGATAATTAAACAAATATATAAACATATAAACATATATAAAATGGCAAAGGTATTAGAAGATAAAGTGTTAGAAGTAGATTTGAACAATCTTACAAAAGAGGACTTTATGGAAATGGCAAGATACATCCAACACTTAGAAGAACAATTAGAAGGAGCTAAGACAACAGGCATCGCCCTTGTTGGACAGAGAAACATCTTACAAAAGAAAGTAGAGCAATTGACATTCATGCTACAAAGAGGAGTAAGAGAAACCCCTGTTAACACAGTTATGGATACGGATTACGATTTAGTTAACCCAGAACAATATAGAATAAAAGGATAAATTATGGCATTAGTAGAATTAACAGTACCCAAAGATTGGTCAGCTGTAACATTAGAAAAGTATTTAGCTTTACAAAGAGATGTAAAGGTGTATGGTGAAGAGCAAGAAGGATACGTTGCATGTCTAATGCATCACTTAGCAGGTCTATCACCACAATATATAAATCAGATTGATACTGAAACATTCTTAGCAATTAAGAATGATTTGGTTGGCTTTATGGGAAAGACTGATTTACCTCTACAAAGGGTAATTGAAGTTGATGGAAAGAAATACGGATTCGAACCAAACTTATCTAAGATGGCTTATGGAGCTTATTTGGATATTACTAAATACGATACATTTACTATAGATGATAATTGGGCTAAGATAATGGCAATCCTATATAGACCTATAGTAGGTAAGGTTGGTGAACTATATAGTATTAAAGCATATACAGGTATGGAAAGTGAAGAGCCTTTCTTAAAGCTAGGAATGCATATACACTTCGGTGCCCTCTTTTTTTTTGTTCATTTATCAAAGGTATTACCGAGTTCTATCCTGAAATCTTTGACGGATTCGGAGATGCTCCCTCACAACATCAAATCAATTTTGGAAAAAAGTGGAAAGGCTATGGAGCAGTAATGCAATTGTGTGGTAATGATGTAAACCGAATAAGCGAAGTAGTTACCTTACCATTGGATACTTGTTTATTATATTTATCGTATCAATCAGATTATAATCATCTTCAGAATCTAATGCAAAAGGAGATGATGGCTAAGCATAAGTCATAACTATATTTGATTGGATGATTGTTAAGTCCGTATAAACGAATTAATATGCCAACACCAGCTTATTTAGCCCGATTCGCTTCAACAAGTGGAATCTATATAGGACCAACGCAAGGTAAGAGTTCTCCAAAGAATAGCAGGAGAGCTTGTTTGTGTTTGAATTCAAATACATACAGCCGTAAGTGTTGTAATGGTGCTCTATTGGAGCAAGGAATAGGTGTAACGGAAGTTCCATATTCACAAACACAATCAGAACAATAAAATAATATAATAGCATGGCTCAATTAAATAAAGCTCAATTAGAGCAAGAAAATCAGAATAGTTTTCCTGATAATAATGCCGGATTAATTACACCATTATCATTAAGATCTTTCAACACAGACATCATTGATTCATTTGTGGATGAAAATTCATATATAATCGATTCTGGTTCATGGAATAGTAGAATAACAGCATCATCCGGCTCAGTAAATATACAATCAAATGGAAGTGCATTAGGTTCAGCAGGAACACTAAACTTTTCAGGTTCATTAAGTGCAAGTTTAGTTGGTGATGTAGCTACCATTGGTATAATTGCTGGAGCAAGTGGAACATCAGGCACTTCAGGTGTATCAGGTACTAGTGGAACATCAGGTGTTAGTGGAACTAATGGAGTAAACGGAACAAACGGAACTTCAGGTGTTAGTGGTGGAGCGGGTTCAAACGGAACATCCGGCATCAACGGAACAAATGGTATCAATGGAACTAGTGGAGTAGATGGAACATCAGGCACTTCAGGTATCGATGGAACGAATGGTATCAACGGAACTAATGGCACATCAGGTACAAGTGGTATAAGTGGAGCCGGTGGTTCATCAGGCACATCGGGTGTTGATGGAACAAGCGGCACTAGTGGTGTAAGTGGAACAAGTGGAATAGATGGCACATCAGGCACTTCAGGTGTAGATGGGACAAGTGGATTGAACGGAACTAATGGATTAAATGGAACTAGTGGAGTAGATGGAACATCAGGAACTTCGGGAGTGAGTGGCACCAATGGTATCAACGGAACTTCAGGAACAAATGGAACATCTGGTGTGAGTGGAACTTCAGGTACAAGTGGACAAGATGGACAATCAAACACATTCTTTAATTATCAATCAAAAACTACCATAACAAGTGGTGACCCTCTTAATGGTCATATCATTTGGAATACGGCAACTCAGGCATCAGCATCTTCTATTAACGTAAGTGATATAGACCAAAATGGTAATAACACCGATATATTTTTAGGTAACATACCATCAGGTTCAGTTATAGTATTACAAGACCAGGCATCACATACAAACTATCAAAGATGGCAAGTAGGGGCTGGTGTAGATAATACAACATATTGGACATTCCCTATAACTTTAATAGCATCAACATACGAGTTTCCTAACAATACTCAGATGTTATTTATAATATCTCAATTACCATCAGGCACATCTGGAACTTCCGGAACAAACGGAACGAGTGGTGCAGATGGAACTAACGGAACTTCAGGCACCTCAGGTGTTAGTGGAACTTCAGGTGAGAGTGGCACATCAGGAACAAGCGGTGTTAGTGGGACAAGTGGTGTAAGTGGCACATCTGGTATTAGTGGAACATCAGGCACAAGCGGTATTGATGGAACTTCAGGTACGAGTGGTGTATCACCTTCTTTTGATACTGGTTCATTCGCAACTACAGGTTCTAACGAATTCTTTGGAAACCAAGAAATATCAGGTTCTATTGCTTTAACTGATAGTATTAAATCAACAGGTAATTTAATATTGCAACCTGATCTTACTGACGCTAGATATTTAAACATATATAATACTGCAGCACAAGATACACACATTACGGCAAGTGGTGGTTACCTATTCTTAGGTGATGATACAACTTATGTAATGGTTGATAACTTTGCTGATAGTAGAAAAGCATATATAACTGCAGATAACGGATTAACAATATCAGGTTCTACAAATATAACGGGTTCGGTAGATATTACTGGAGACTATAAAGTAAACGGAGTTCCTCTTCCAACATCTACAATAGATACAGGCTCATTTGCAACTACGGGTTCAAATACATTCACAGGAACTCAAACTATATCATCAGGTTCTACATCATCAAACATAACATCAGTTACTATTAACAATGTTGATGGTAGTGGTGGAATGGGACAATCTAAAATAATTGGTGTATCGGCTAATCCAACAAACATTGGAGGGCCTTACGCATCGTGGTCACCACAACCAACCTTATATGGTATTGGTTCTTCAGGTCCTTATCAAATAGCAGTATTCCAATCTCAGGGTAACTATACTGATGGTAGAGTATCATTACAAAGACCTTTAGTAGTAACTGGCTCATTGACTGTAACTGATGGTGGAAGTGTAACAGGTCCATTCACATTTAATAACTTATTAATAGCAAGTGGTGGATTAACTATATTTGGTAATACATCTTTTGAAGGTGGATTAACCGTACAAGGAGCATTAAAAGGAAACACAACAAACCCTCCAATAGTAACGGGTTCTGTAGAATTAGATTGGAATGTAGAAAACTTCTTTTCAATTGAATTAGCAGAAACTGCATCTACATTTATCAATGTGGTTAATATCAATGAAGCTCAGACAGTTTACTTAAGAGTAAGAACTCAGCCAGGCGCAACTGCTTCATTCTCAGAAAATGTATGGCAGAAATCAGGTTCATTATATACACCAACTAACGGAAATTCTATAGATATAATTAAGTTTGTATCATTTGATACCGAATACGCTTACTTATCTTCAGTAACTAACTATAGTGGAAGTTACTCAAACATAACTACAACTACAACAACTGCAGCTCCTTCTTATGAATTCAATGGTGGATACGCACCTGGTGTAGCAGAAAACGCTTGTAACAATAGTGGTGAGACTGTTTACTCAGATGATGCAGTATTAACAACAGGTTCTTACTTAGCAACAGGCCCTGGTTTAGTATCGCCGGTAGATGATGGATATTACGCATTCGCTGGAAGTTGGTATTTAGTAAGTGGTAGTGCGGGTATTATCGATTCAATCGGTTCTTGCCCATCTACAACTACAACTACAACTGTAATACCTTACGAATACACACCTGTTGGATTTAATTCAACTGATTCAGGAAGTGCATGTGCAGATAGTTCATCAGGATTCTGGTCACCTTGTTCTTCAATAACAATAGGATGTAGATTATCTCCTGGTTCTGGTTTAGTAGCAGCAATGGATAACGGATTCTACTCTCTATCAGGAAGTTGGTTCGAAGTAACCGGTGGTGATGGTGTAATCTCAGCAAGTGGAAGTTGCGCATAAACAAAATATTAAGGGCTGATAGGGTAATTCTTATCAGCTCTTTCAAATAAATTAAAAAAAATAACTATTTTATAATCGTTGATTGTTAAGTCAACATAAACACAATTAGAACACTATGAATGCAAAACAAGTACTTGGCAAAATCGTAGCAATGTTATCTTCGGATAAAGAAGTAGCTATGACATACGCTAAATTAGCAGACGGAACAATCTTAGAATCAAATACTTTCGATGTAGGTGAATTAGTAGAAGTGGTTTCAGAAGATGGAACTAAATCTCCAGCACCAGATGGTGAGCATGAGATATTCTTAAAAGATTCAGAAGGTAACGAAGTTAGAATCAAAGTAATGACCAAAGATGGTGTAATTACTGAGAGAGAAAACGTAGAGTTAAAAGCAGAAACTGTAGAAGTTAAGCCTTTACCAATTACAACTATGGAGCCTAAAGAAAACGAAGTAGCTGAATTAGCATCTATCGCAGGTGAAGATATTGGTGGTGATGAATCTTCTGATGAAGAAACTGAAACTCCTGATACTATCCCAGCTGATGATGATAAGGTTGAAATGAAAAAAATGATGGAAGATATGGCTTACAGAATCTCTGAAATGGAGAAGAAGTTTGAAGCTATGTTACCAAAAGAAGAAGAGGAAATGGAAGAGGAAGAAGATCTTCCTAAATTAGATGGAGCGCCTGTTGAGGAATCAATGGCAAAACCAAAAGTAAATAACTTTGGTAAGAAAGTTCAGAATTCACAATCTGCATTCTTATCTAAATTATATAAATAAAATTATTAAAACAAAATTTTCAAAAAAATGAGAAAACAACAAAATTTTCAACAGCCGTCTGTAACATCTACATACGCTGGTGAGTTCGCAGGACAATACATTGCTGCAGCGTTGTTATCAGCTAAAACTTTGGACAACAAGTATGTAACTATCGTTCCTAACGTAAAATACAAGCAAGTTATCCAAAAGATTGCAGTTGATTCAATCGTAAACAATGCATCTTGCGATTTCGCAACTTCAGGTACAGTAGCTCTTACTGAAAGAATACTTGAACCAAAAGAATTACAAGTTAACTTACAATTATGTAAGCAAGAGTTTCTGGACTCATGGCAAGCTATTTCTATGGGTTATAGCGCATTTGACGCTATCCCTGCATCTTTCAATGATTTCTTAATCTCTTATGTAGGTGGTAAAGTAGCAGAAGCAACTGAAACATCTATTTGGCAAGGTGTTGGTGCAACCAACGGACAATTCGCAGGTTTATTACCAGCGTTATCAGCATCAGCAGCAGCTGGTGGTGCAGATGCAGTAATCAAATCAGCAGAATCTGGTTCTATCACTTCAGCTAACGTAATCACTAAATTAAATGGTTTAGTAAACGCTATCCCTAACGAAGTTTACGGAAAAGAAGATTTATTAATCTACGTTCCAACAGGTGTAGCTAAGGCTTACCAAACTGCATTAGGTGGTGGTTCAACTGGCGTTAACGGCTACAACAATCAGTTAACTGTAGGTGAGAAACCATACAACTTCAATGGTATTGATATTGTAATGTGTCCAGGTATGACAGCTAACTACATGGTAGCAGCACAAAAATCTAACTTATACTTCGGTACTGGTTTGATGAGTGACTACAACGAAGTTAGAGTATTAGACATGGCTGACTTAGACGGTTCTCAAAACTATAGAATCATTATGAGATATACAGCTGGTACACAATTCGGTATCGGTGAGGATATTGCAATCCATATCCCTAACTAATTGAGTAAGGAATAGGGGAGTTAACCATACTCCCCTTTACTCTAATAGTTTCAGAATTAAAATTTAAACATAAATTAAAAAATTAAAAAATGGCTTGTAACTTAACATCCGGTCGTAACGAAGTATGTAAGGAATCAGTAGGTGGGATATCAGCAGTTTACTTTGTAAACTTTACTGGCTCTCTTGCTAACACAACCAATGGTGATTCAGATGCATTAATCGAATCTTTACCAGCTGGTTTAACTGCGTACGCATATGACCTTAAAGGCACTAGCGCATTTACTGAAACTGTAAACTCTTCAAGAGAAAACGGAACTACTTTCTTTTCACAAGAATTAGTTCTTAACTTGAAGAAGTTGACAAATGAGATGACCACTCAATTAAAATTAATGGCTTATGGTAGACCTCAAATCTTTGTTCACACTATGAATGGTGATACATTGTTAGTAGGACAAAGAGAAGGAGCAGATTTAACAGCAGGTAGTATTTCTACAGGTGCAGCGATGGGTGACCTTTATGGTTATTCTATCACTTTCACTGGACAAGAGCAATTACCGGCAGCATTTATTTCTGGTTCAACTTTCCAAAATCCATTCGGAGCGGTAACAAACCCTCCAACTATTGTGTATGGCACAAACTCTTAATCAGTATTTCGCTTAAGATATTAAAGGGATGACATGTTCATCCCTTTTTTTATGCTCACTACTTTTTGCTTATTGATTGTTAAGTCATAGATAATTACAAGATAAATACAGGATAATGTTAGCATATTACATATCAGGAAGCAATTTGTTTAAGTTTAGAACCGAACCAACGGGCTCATCGAACTTAACTCTACATTTGCAGAACATGTACACATTAGTAAACACTTCATCATCGTTAACTTATACGTTTGATTCATACGAAGGATTACTACAATTCACAGCTTCTATAACATCTGCTTCTGTAGGTGATGAGTATAGAGCCCACATATCGGATGGAACAGGTTCAATATGGCATGGTAGCTTGCAAGTATATACATCACAATCAATAGATAAACCAAATTATATAAATCAGATTCCGGCTGATGAACAATACATTAGCAATGTAACTGATAACGAATACATTATACTCGATTAATATGAAAATAGCACAAAACTTTTCAGTTGTAGAACTAACACAGCAAAACATTCCTATCATAGTAGAAGATACTAAGACAAGATACGCATGGGTGCCTGTTGGTATATTAGGACCAGATGATTTCTTTCAGAATATCACAGATGCTTTTACAACATCAACTACAAATGCGGCATGTATAGAAGGGATTGCAGACTTGATCTTTGGTAAAGGGTTATACTCTAAGAGCGAAGCATTTCAAGCTGTTCTTGACAAGATATTACCGCAAGAGGAGACTAAGAGAGTAGCATTCGATTTGAAGTTATATGGCAATGCAGCTTTCCAAGTATATTGGAACGATGACCATACTAAGATTGTAAAGATGTATCACACTCCTATTCAGAATATAAGAGCAGGTAAGTTGTATGATAACTTAAGAGTAGATACATATTACTATTGCACTGATTGGACTGACCATAGAGCACAAAAGAATAAGAAAGAGATTCCTGCATTCGGAACATCTAATAAAAAGATGGAATTACTTTACATAAAGAACTACACACCGGGCAAATACTATTATAGTTTACCTGATTGGATTTCTGCACTTCAGTTCTCTTATGTAGAAGCTGAGATTAGTAACCTACACTTAAACAACATTGAGAATGGTTTCTTACCATTAGTGATGGTGAATATGAACAATGGTATTCCAGCGCCTGAAGAAAGACAAACTATCGAAGATTTAGTAGAAGCTAAGTTCACAGGTACTAGAAACGCTGGTAGATTTATGATGAGTTTCAATGATGACCCGGCTAATAAACCAACTATCGATACAATACAAACGGATAATTTGCATGAGAAATATAAGTTTGTTTCTGAATACGCACAAGATAGAATCTTAGTAGCTCATAGAGTTACATCTCCTTTGTTATTTGGTATCAGAACTGCTAACAACGGATTCTCTTCTCAATCAGAAGAGATGTTAACGGCATTCTCTATCTTACAAACAATGACAATCAATCCATTCCAAAACATATTGATAGGAGCATTAGCAAGTGCATTAACCGAAGGTGGATATCCTAATTCAGAATTATACTTTGACCAATTAACTCCATTAGCAATCTTATCACAACAGGCTGAAGAAACAGGTCAGACAGTGGATGAAGTTTCGGATGAAACTAATAAGGAATTAGAAAACCCTGATACTACTGAAGATAGTGGTGAAGGAATTGTAGATACAAATTTAGCAGCTGAAGAAAGAGAATTCTTCCACATGAGTTTACCTAAGTTTTCACAAGAATTTGAAACATATAAATCATAAAACAAAATGGCATATCCATTATTTATAACAAGAAACGATATCATTAAGAACTCTCCATTACAGGGAGCTATAGATGCAGATAGATTATTACCATTCGTGCGCACAGCGCAAGATAAGTATATGTTAAATCTATTGGGAACTGTCCTATTCTATTACTTGCAAGAGAAGATAGCTGATGGAACATTTGACCAATTGAATGTGTTTTATCAAGACTTAATGAATGACCATATCAAGCCTACGCTTATTTGGTATTCATGCGTTGAATATATCCCTTTTAGTGGCATCCAATTCAAAAGTGAAGGTGCAATCAAACATAGAAGTGAGCAGGGAGAAACACCCTCTAAAAACGAAATAGATTACCTTTTAAATAAGGCTATGAATAGTGCAGATTTCTACTCAACTAGAACTCAAAACTATTTAGTTGCATATTCAAACCAAATACCTCAGTTTTTACAAAGTGTAGGAAACTTAAC